GTACAGAAACGGTACTAGTTACTGAACTTTGGCAGGGTAAGTCAATGTTTGAAATCCAATCTGATTGGAACAAACTGTTGTTGCCTCTCCGAAGTGCCACTCTTCAGTCTTTCGAGGAATCGGAAGAACGGAAAGTTGGTGCTATGTCAATAAGACTTCCTTGGTCTGAGCGTGTGAGCGCTTTGGATGCATTCTTTGCTCCCCACTCAAGTCACTTTGATGAAACAGTAATGAACGCCGCGTATGCACGCTCTGTGTCGTTGTTGCAGCACATTGAACCACTCACTTTAGAAACCGCATTTGATAGGATGCCAAAGAAGACCAACTCGGGTCTTCCACACTTTTCCAATGATCCTGATGTATTGCCAGAGTACTTGCGCCGAGCGCATAGTATCTCTCAAAGTGGTGATCAAAATGAGTTCTTCCCTTACGTAGCCGGAAGCAGGACTCAGTCATCGGGAGCTAACGAAATTTCTAAACAAAGGCTACTTTGGATGGTTGATAAAGCCGAAGTTGTTCTCGGAAAATCCATTCAAGACCCCGTTTTAGAAGCATTGGCTAAGTTGAAACCTTTCAAAGCATGGCAGTCCACACAAGCAGTAGATGAAGCTGTGTCAACAATGTTCGATGGATCAACTCTGTTGTCTTCAGATTTCGAACAGTATGACGCGTCGGTCTCAGCTCAGCTTGGGCATTATGCTTTCAATCTTCTTCGAGATTGGACTAATGCTAAGTACATCGATGTACTGGAAACACACTTCTTCACCGGAGCTATATTAGTGCCTGATGCAAATTCAGATGCTATTATTGTTGATGGTAGAGAACATGGGGTACCTTCCGGTTCATCGTTGACTAATCTCATCGATACACTAGTTCAAGTTCTGGTTTGGAATTATGTTTCTATCGCTCTGCGTATTGATCTTTCAGATTATCTCGTTATGGGTGATGATTCAGTTATCAAATTTGGAACTTGGCCAGGCGTTGAAGAGATCGTTGATGTACTTCAAGAACTTGGTCTCACGGCAAACGCCGACAAACAGGTAATTGCTAATACTTATGTGCATTATTTGCAAAATGTGCATGAGGAAGATTACCTTATAGATGGCCTAAATGCAGGTCAGAGACCTACGCATCGTATGTTAGGTAGGATGCACTTTCTGGAAAGACTTCCAAGTGGCGGGTTAAACAAGTGGCTTGTAAGTGTTCGTGCCGCGTCGCAAGCATCACAGTGTGTGAATCATCCACGATTCGAGGAGTTCGTAGGGTACCTATTTAAAGGTGATAAATTGTTCCGTCAGTTTAGCTTAACTCACATATTAAGAGAGGCTGGTGGAGGGAAGCATGTTGAAAGCTCATTAGGACAAGCTTCCTTCACTTTTACAGAGATTAGAGCAGGCACGCTGCCTAATCTTCCAATAGCATCACAACTTGAACAGTTGAGAACGGG